GCACGGGTGTACGGGTCGATCAGGAGCCAGCGGTCAGTGTCAGGTGCGTTCTGCTCGTCGAGCACCGAAGCCATCTCCAGGATTTTCTGCAAGGCCAGCGCTGGCGTCAGAGTGATAGGAGAAACGGGGGTGCCGAGGTCGTACCCGGAAGACTTGGCACCGGCAGTTTTGCCCTTGTTGGCCGCAGCGCCATTGAGGAACGTGTTGTAAATCACGTTCGAGTCGATCTTGATGCGCATCTGTTCGGCGGCGTCGTTGCCAAACATATCCAGCAGGTTCGGCTTGGCCTGGTACTCCAGCACGTCGGCGACCTGGAAGGCAAAGTATTTGCCCTTGTCGATCACGATCTCTTGGGTGTCGGGTGTCGGTGCCTGGTACGTCAGGTTGGTGCCCGCGACGTAATCAGCTACCGTGATGGTGGGGGCGTTGTTGATAAAAATCTTGTCGCCCATGCCGCTGATCTCGCCCTGCCAGTTTGTATTGGCGATATCGCCATACACAGAGGCCGCGTAGAACTTGGCGTTCAGCTTGGCGGACCAAACTGCGGGGATGAAATAGCCCGAAGCGGGCGGNTTGGTTGCAAACGAGCCGCTTACTGGGAAGACGGCANTGGTATTCTGGATGACGGCCATTTCTAACTCCTAAAAAGATGGTGTTAGCTATGGCCGTCAGTAAGTCACCTGACTCGGCCTTCGGCCATAGCTGCGTTAAGTTCTGCCTCTATCCGAGCGGCCTCCGCCTCAGCGCCCCTGTACTTACCCCGGCGAACATCGTCGTAAAAACGAACGAACTCCGCTTGGGCAATCACCGGCTTTGCAGTCAGTGTGGGGGGTGCGCTGGCTGCGCTAGCCCTCGGACTTACCTGTCTATCAACCCGGTTTGCCTGAACTGGGGGCTGACTTGGCTTGACACCGGCAAACGCCGTAAAGATGCTGATCGCGCGTTGGGCGTCCAAGTTCTGGCGGGCGTGTGTTAGCGCTGCCTTGCGAGCAAGCCCGTAGACGGGGTCGATTTCCTCCAGCCAATCAAGAAAATCCTGGCTGGTGTTGGTCGTTTCCCAATCCGGGACCGAACGCGCCAAAAGTTCAAAGAACCTGTCCTCGGCAGATACTGCGACGGTTTGCACTGTCCCAGCCACCTGTTGCTCCAAGGCCAAAATTCGTTCGACGATCTTGGCAAACTCAGTATCCACTCTCTGCGCAACACGACTGAACACGGATTCCGTCGTGCGATGCACCATATCAACCAAATCCTCCCCGAAGTTTTCGACGTCCTTGGGGTCCGCAACTGGCTTCTGAGCGATGGGCTCTGGCTTGGCCTTACTGGCCTCAATCTGCGCTGCTGTCTGCTCAAGGCGTGCGGTCAGGTCTTTGACTTGTGCCCGCAACGCAGGGACTTCTTTGTTGAAGGTGCCCTGCAGCGACTTGAACTTACGCTCCCAAACGACGTCCGCTTGGGGCTGCTGCGTAGGTGCCTGAGCTTGCTGCTCTACCGGCGGGGCTACTACTGCTGGGGCTGTTTGAGGCGGATCGACGGGGTCTGGCGTGGGCGGTGCCGTCGGAACGGCGTTGGCTTCAGCTAAAAGGGCGTCGGCTCGGTCAACTTGAGCCTGAATTGCGGCGGGTAGTGCCATGCTGCTCACTCCTGAGTCTTTCGACTTGACAGGTTGAAAAACCGGCTAACACGTTAGCCGGGGGAACCGTTGCTGCTTANCGGGCAGCGGCTTTGTCTAGCAGGTCGAGCATGGATTTCAGCAGTTGAGCACGCCCTTGGGCGCGTCTAAGCTGGTCCGCGTCGCTCATCTGACAGAGCACCGTATATTCTGTGTCGAGCTTTTGCTGTAACCACTGCTTGAACCGGGGTTGCCGGGAGAGTTGGTCGAAAAGGTCAAGCTCTGACATAACTGAACTGTATCACACTAACGCGTTAGTGTGTGCAAAAAACAGTGCCTGTTCAGCACTTACGTTTGGCGGGCGAAGAACGCATCTGCTTTTTATCCGTGGCGCGGTCTTTGGCGGACCCTTCTTTGACACCTTTTTTAGGGACGTCCCTAGAAGGGTTCTTCTCAAATGGTTTGAACGTGGCCATACTGTGCTCCTTGGTTGACTAAAAAGTTACTGCGGGGTTGGTGAGAATGAATCGGTCACTGGCGCCCCATTGGTAAGGGTCTGCCCGTTCTGCGGCCCTGGGGGCTGCTGGGCTTGCTGCGCCATCTGGGTGGCTTGGGCCTGAGCCGCTCGTACCTTGAGTACCGAAACAGGCGGGATGATCTTGTCCGGGTTAAGGTCCAAAGTTCTTGCGGACTGCCGCAGAAGTTCCGCCCGCCCCTCAAGCCCAAGAATCTGAGCGTCCATTGGGTTCATGGTGGCCGCAAGGAACTCGTTACGACGTACCTGAGCAGACTCTTTTGTGACAAGACTCAGCGCGCCTCGTGCGACGATCTGCAAGTCGCCCTTGTAATTGGCCAGCGGGTCATACGCCATCTTCCAGTCAAACAGGCCCTGTACTGCTGGGGCCAGCACATGCTTGTCGATGCTGCCGACCAGCTGCTTTATCTGCTTGGACGCGTTGCCGATCATCATGCTCATTCCGGACGCCGTACGCCCTGCCCCGCCGTCTCCGACGGTACCCGTCATGTACTTCGGTATGCCGCTGTACTCATCAGCCAGCTCAGAGAACTTCTGGTACACGCCCATCAGCTCAGCCGCGTTTGAGTTAGGCTGGAAAAATGAAATAGGCGCCGCGCTTGAACCCATCGGGTCGCTACCGACCTGCCACGTTTTCCACGGAAACATCTGGGTGATCTCTTCCCCTTTGGGCAGTCGGTCAACGTTGACCACGACCTGTGGCCCGGAGGCAATCCCGAGGTTGTTAGACAGCGCGCGCGCCGCAGCGTTGCACATATCGCAGCAGTCCTTGAGCAGGTCATACTGGCTGTTGTGCCAGAACGCACCGGGGATGCGGCTGTACCCGTCGAAGTAGTACGGGCGTCGCGCCAGCGGGTCGGGGTTCAGCGTGGCTTTGATGACCCATGTGCCAATCAGCCACGCCTCGACCTCGTACTCCTTGGCCTCGTCGGGCACCTCTTCCGGCTTCATGCCCCACTCAAGCAGCATTTTTCCAGAGACAGAGCCCCAATACTGGAGCGCGTCGATTGTGTCCGACCCGACCGTTGCGTCTGTGGAGTTGCGCCCTTCCGCCGCCGCTTTCTGCGTATCGACCGTGAGCCACTCATGCAGCCCGCCGTCTCCGTGTGCGTCGAGCACCGCCCGGATAGCATCATCGGAGTAACCATCCAGCCCCCGCATAGCGCTCAAGCTGGACCGGGTCAGGCGGTGGCGCTCGATCAGCGGCCCGTCGTCTGCGCCTTTACTGTACGGGGCGGGGTAGATATTGAACGGGTCAACCCGCACGTACTCCAGGGTGTTCGTCAGCGTTACGACCGGCTTGCTGGAGCCGTCCGGCTGCGGTGTCCATTTGAGGATGTTCTTGCGAGTGACGACCGGCCCCTTGATGCAGGCCGTCTTGAACACTGTGAGGTCGTCGACAAACTGGTCCAGTGCGTCAGCGAACCCCCCTTCTGCCAGCACGTCGGCCAGCTCCACCTCCGCCCGCTCGGCCTCGTTACGCGCGGCCTCCATGATCTGGTGCTCCGCCGCGTCGCGCGCGTCACGCAAGACCTCGCGGATACTACCAACGTCCATCGGCGCCCCCGACATCTCGGCGTCTGCTACGAGCTGCTGCGTGGCCTGCATGATCTCTGTGACGGTCTCGTCTGGCAGCGCCGGTTTGGGTGATGGCTGAATCGTCCATGGTTTGTCCGTACCGCCGCCAACGAGCACGTCGGCCAGAAGCGCCTTGGCCTGTCTCGCCTTCGTGGCGAACAGCATCATGTAGATTGTCGACCCGCCGTTGGTCTGGAGCTGCGCCAATTTCTCCGGCGTGTACTCGCCGCGACGCGCGTAGACAGCTTCCAGCATGTCCTGCTCGATCTGCGCCTTGGCCTCTTTGGCCCGCTCCCAGTCACGGCGTATGAGTTGAGTAAGCGAACTGACCAGCGGCTGGGAGCCCGCCTCCTGTGCGCGACGTATCGCTGCTGCCGTGGCCTCTTCTGCCATCAGAGTGCTCAGCGGCTTTATGGCCATGAGCCCACCGATGTTGAGCTGCTGGGGGGAGGCGCCCTGTGGGCCGCGCATGGCAATCATGCTGAGCGGCTCAAGCAAGTAAGTTGGGTCATGGGGCACTCCTTGTAGCGCGTATAGAGCAACGCGCGATGCGCGAAGTCTAACACGTTAGCTGTTACACGTACGCATAATTGTGTTTGGTAATCGTCCGGGCCTTGGACATCTGCCCGTAGGCTGGCCCGGCGCCACCCCCGGTAAAGTGAAGCGCCAGGTACTGCCCCGCGTCGCTCAAGTGGCTGTGGTGCGTCTTGTCCGGGGTCAGAGTGGGCATACCCGATGACGCTTTCTTGTAGCGGTACCCCCACTCACACGCTTCAATGAAGTAGCGGCATGTTGGACTGATCAAAAACCCCGCTTTTCCGTCGATCTGGCGGGCCAACAGTGTCTCCACTGCCCCGATTCGGCGCTCCGGGTCGTTTGTGGGGGCCTTTCTGACCGAAAACCCCCTTCTCTGCACGGCCATGGCGATGCAGTCCTCGTTGACCTGGGACCGCTGAAAACACGCCGGATCGAGCAAAAACACGACGTTTTCGAGCTTAAACGGGTACTTTTCCCTCAAAAGTGGCAGCAATTTACGGTCCAGGAATGTCTCCACCCCCATCGTCTCGTCCTCTGGGACGTAGCACTCGTCCAATATGTTGACCCGCCCCCTCGCGTCCTGCTGCCCGATGAGCGCAGCGGCCTGCAACCCGTTGTCCATGCCGATTATCAGGCTGTTTACCGACTGCAATACGGGCAGGAGCGGGGCTTCTGCGACGTGAAAACTGCGTTTGAAGCTGGCTTTGTAGACCGGCTGCCCCATGTTCCCCGGCCCAAACTGGTTCTTGAGGTACACGTCCACCCAGCCCGGCGAGTTAGCCGCTATCAGGTTGTCGTAGTAGTCGGCGTCCAGGTTCTCCAGGTTCTCGGCCTTGGGGTTGATCGAGCCGTCCTCCAGCAGGGCGCTTGGCTGGACGTGGATACTGGCGTTTGTCGGAGGGTGTGTGATCAGGTCATGCCAGAACCCACCAAGCGGCGGGGGGTTGGTGGAGCAGATAACCCCGGGGTATGTCACCCCACCCGCCTTCTTGCTCGGGAACCGCGCGGTGCGTCCCTGCAAGCCAGCGAACACCTCCGGGTCCACCTCCCGGCACTCTTCCACCCATGCCGCACTGCACTCCACAGACAGCAGCCGCCTAACGTCGTCCGGGGTGTCCGCAGCCATCAGAATGAACTCAGTGTGCACTACCGTCCCATCAGCGGCGCGCGCTTTGATCTCGAAGGTGTTGTCAGACAGGCGCCACGCCCCCATGGGGCTCTCCGGCAACGTGACAAACCACGCGTCTATCAGCGGCTTGACGGTCGACTTAAGTTGCTGCACGGTGTTTCGCAGGATGATGAACTTGGTCCGGCGCACGTTGTTGTACGGCACCTGCTCGAACGCCCTACCCAGCAGGTCTATGAGGGCCACGGTGGACTTGCCGGACCCGATAGGGCCGAGGATGAGCTTGATAAACTTCCTCGACGCCATAAACGCCTCGCCGGTGGCAGATGGGGTGTATTGCATAGGCTTAGAGCGAGTCCAGCAGGTTGTCGGTGATGTCGAATGTTTTCTGCACGCGCCTTTCCTGTTCTACCGCAGCGATCAGGGCGCTCTCTGGGGTGACCTGGGCCTCAGTTACAGGCTGCACGTCTGTGACGTCCTGGACGATCTCCAAGGCGGGCGGGGGCTGGGTTACGTTGACGCTCACACTCCCGTTGCTGACGACCCAGCTGACCTGCACAAGGGACTCTGGCCGGTTCTCGTTGTTGAGGCCGTGCACCTTATACCCCAGCTCGACGGCTTTGTGTAGGTCGCCGATTGAGGCNTCCGGCTGCTTGAGGCGCANGTAGAAGTCGCGCAGGATGGCGTCTGTACCGGCAATCACGTCCTGGCGGAACTTCTCGCGCGCAGCGTCCGTGGCCGAAGCCGGAAGGGTTGGTGCAGTGAGGGGGGTACTCATGTTAGACATTGTACACACGGTTTGGTTAGCGCGTAGTGGCGTAGCGGCGTAGCGGCGTAGTGGCGTAGTGGCGTAGTGGCGTAGTGGCGTAGTGCTCGATATTTAACAAGTGCACGTAGTGGCGTAGTGGCGTAGTGCTCGATATTTAACAAGTGCACGTAGTGGCGTAGNGGCGTAGTGCTCGATATTTAACAAGTGCCTTATTTTTGGCGCTCCCGTACAGACCCGCACCTAAGAAGACGGGGGGGCCACGCGGCGAGGTTGGTCCCACCCGGGGGGTGCCTGGTGCCCCGTGCCCCGTTGGCTTGGTTGACGCCGTCCCCTGTATGTAGGGTGAGATCGCTCCCCTTCAGACGTGTCCTTGGGCCATACGACGTGCCGCGCGTAAGCGCCGCGTGTTAGTCGCCTAGAACGTAACGTCTGCCGCTCCTGATAGGATTATCGTCGATGCCGGTGTAAGGTAAAACACAGTGTCCGCAGTGTATGCGCCACTGTCCGGTAACAAGCGGATGTGACTCCGGGGATTTTCAGTAACCAGGCTGAAAACGATGGGGCAAAGTCAGTAGGCCGCAATGGGTGAAACGCCCCATAGGGTTAAAAAACGCGCTGCGAGTCATAACGCAGCGAGAGCAAAATCAACGTGAGCGCGGGGTTAGAGTCCCAAGGCGCGCGCAAAATACCGAATTATTCCTTAGCCCGCTGCCCCTGATTCGTTCGAGGCGGACTATACGCTGGCAACGTATAGTGGGCTATTCACTGTGCATTTTATTTGAGTGCGCAGTGTCCTAGCTTACTCACTTACTTAAGGAATCATCATGGCAAACGATCTTACAATCTTCTCAAACGAATATGCTGTCACCTTTAACACAAAAAAGGGCATCGCGTCGATCTCTGTGGAGGGGGCTATCGTCAAAGGTGGTGTGGCTCTCGCTGCACTGCGCGACGTAGCAGTCGATAGCGCAGTAGCCAAGGCACTGAACGGCCGCTACGCTCCTGCGACAGACGTTATAGGCGGGGCCTTCCCCCGCGTGCTTGCTTCGGCCATAAACCTTGTCGGGCATCCGTGCATGAACAAGGCTAACTTCGTCACGTTCTTGCGCGGTGTGGGCCGCGTGGCGCCATCTGCCAAGGGCTTCAGCAAGAAGCAAGAAGCGGCGCGCACTATGGCGCGTGGTCTGCTGGATGGGATGGGTGTGACCGAAGACATCGCCCACACGTCAGCCGCAATGACTGTTGACGCAGAGTAACCCCGGGCGCGCCGAAAGGCGCACCTTTTTGTTAAACAAAAAGTGTTTTACGTTTTCACGTAGAGCGCACGTGGTTTTGTTTAACAAAAAAGTGTTTTACGTTTTCACGTAGAGCGCACGTGGTTTTGTTTAACAAAA